TTGATTCACTCAAAGGCGCACAAGCAGAGTACACTAAGGCTCGTCAAGAGGTTTCTGACCTAAAGAAACAATACGAGGAAGGAACACAGAACCCTAATTACGTAGCTCCTGAAGTTACTGAAGAGGCTCCTGTTGAAGAAGCTCCTAAGCTTGATATGGAAAAATTAGAGATTCCAGAGATCCCTGAACCCGAGGTAGTAGAAGAAACAACTGCTCCCAATGGTAAAGTTATTCAACCAGAAAACTGGGCTGAATGGGGACTTGAAATTGATAATAATAATGGTGCGTTATCAGACGCTACTAGAGAATCTATCAAGAGTGAGTTTGGTGTACAAGATGCTATTATTAATGAAATTATTGCAGGAAGAAAAGCAATGATGAAGCAGGCTGTTAATGAAGCAGCTAGTGTTGTCGGGTCAGAACAAGAGCTTGATACTCTTATGGACTGGGCTTCTAAGAATCTTCCTGCTGATGAACGAGCTAAAATTAACGAAGGATTACGTACCCCTGCTTGGGAAACCGTAATGCTTGGGTTAAAAACTAAGTATGAATCCTCTGTACCCTCTAAAAAGGCAAAAGAACCTACTAGTATGGTAGAACAAGCTCAGCCAACCGCTAATGTTGGTACTGTAGAAGAGCCTTTTGCTTCAAGAGATCTTATGATAGAAGCTATGAGAGACAAGAGATATACTCAAGATCCGAAATATCGGGCCGCTGTTGAGCAAAGGTTACGTTTGACCTATGACGCTCATGGTGGTCAGATGTAAGTTAGGTTGATTGCGTCGATACCGAGCAAATAAATCCCCCCTTTAAGGGCAATGGATAGTTTGATTGGCGTAAGACACCTCGCTGAGACTCCTTTCATGGAATAATCAAGGCGTGTGATAATCACCCTCTTTTTTATTGATAGCCTAATTCTTTGAAAGGAAATAACAATGGCTTATCCTGATACTAGTAACTTAGGCTTTGGTCGCGCAAATGATGCTGCTTCCATCGCCGGAACCACTGGTGGACTCACTGGTGCTAATAAACTTTGGCTTCCCGTATGGTCGGGCGAAGTTCTTAATGCGTATGATCACTATAGAATGTTCGAGCCAACCGTCACCCACAAGATGATTTCAAGTGGCCGTGTAATGGAATTCCCAATTACCGGTACCGTTGATCTTAAAGCAGCTTGGGGTGCTGGTGAAGAACTCGAAGGCAACGCTGCTCAGTATGGCTCAGATACCATTGGTGTCAAGCTTGATGACAGACCATTCGCTGCTCACTTCGAGATGGACAACATTGATATGATGATTTCACAGTGGGAATACCGTGGCGAGCTTGCTCGTCAGGCTGGTCTTGCTCTTGCTAACGCTAGAGACAAGCAGATTCTTGCTGCTATCGTTCGTGCTGGTGCAGTCAAGGGTGACTTCACTACCGCAAACATTACCGCTGGTGAAACCACTGGTAACATCCGTGGTGGTGTTTCAGCAAACGCCTCCTTCGAGGATCTTGGTAACACTGCTAAGACTGCTGCTGAAAGAACTGATGCTGCTCTTCTTCTCCTTCAAGAGATTGAAACATATCATGTCTTCCTTCAGGAAAACCACATTGCGGCTGAAGGCACTTTCTGTGCTGTCAGTCCTCAGGCATTTGCCGACATCCGCGCCCTTGGTGTAGCCAGAGATAACTCTGCCCTACTCGGTGGTGCTGGTCGCCCAATGTTCGGTGGTGTTGCAGAAGCTGGTGGTCTTGGTGCTGGTCTCTCGAACGGCATGAACTCACTATCGGATACCCTTGACTACATGGGATGCACCATCGTCAAGAGCAACCACCTTCGTACTTTGTTTGCTTCTAATGTTAAGAAGCCTGCTCAGGCATCTAATGTTTCGCAGAACGGCGACACCTTCGATGGTGGCGGTACCGGTGCTGTTGATGCTATTGGTGACGTTAAGTACTCGCTTTCGTTCCTCGATGCGAAGCTTAAGGCCGTCATGTGGAAGCCAGAAGCAGTTGCTGCTCTATCGCTTCAAGGCATGAAGGTTGATACTGTTGAAGACGTTCGTCGTAACACCAACTTTACCGTTGCATCCATGATGGGCGGAACTGGTACCTTACGTCCAGAATGTGTTCGTCTTGTAAGCTGGAACGCAAGTGCTAACCGAGATGACAACACAAGCACTAATGCGCTTGCCAAGCTTCTTGGTATGACCGCTGACTGGGCTTCGACTGCCGGTACTACTGGGTACCCATTCGGTTGATTCTTTCTGTATATTTTTATATACATGCATACATTTCAAACGGCTCGTCCCCGAAAGGGGGCGGGTCGGATTTTAAAACTTTTATAAGGAGACTCCTATGGGCTTGATGAGTAAGCTTGATTGTATTAACCAGATGCTTTTAGCCTCCGGTGAATCCATTATTACAACGCTAACAGATACTTCTGTTGAAACAGGGGTAGCCGAACAGATTTTTAATCAAGTAGTAATGGATTACCAGTTAAGGGGTCTTACTAATAATCAATTCCAAAAGAAATATACTCCATCAGCTACCGCCCTAAGCGCAAGTAGTGTTACCCCTTCCTCGGGGAATGGATATATTGACTTAGGGTATTCCTATTCAGATACACCTACGGATGGTTCTCTTATCTCAGCAGAGCTTATCTCCCCTCACTATGATACGGATGGAAAGCTCATCTACGGTTTTGATAGGATTGGGAGTACTTTCACAGGTTTAGGAACTATTGTAACCGCAGATGCTAGTAAGAATTTACTTTACAATACTACCAACCAAACTGCTGAGTTTGATCTTAATACAGAATATACGGTACTTATGGATCTTTTTGTGTCCTTCGAGAACATCGACACAGCCACTCAGAGGGCCATTACAGCCACTTCAGAAAGAATGTACCAGATGGCTACCCAAGGAGACAAGGGCGCAGACAGGCTCCTAGGGGGCCGTGAGCAGATGTTTATGGCAAAAGCTAAAGCATCCGATATTAACGACAGAAAAAGAAGCATATTTACTTCAGGCGACAATGCTATTATGAGAGCTACTCGTCGTGAATATGGGCGACAAAGAGACCACAGATATTGGCAAGCAAGGGGATAATACATGGCTCAACAGATTAGAATTCCTATTCATACCTTAGCAGGAGGCGTAGGAAGACAACCAATAACTAAACGACTTCCTACCGAAGCAGAAGAACTAGATAATGTATTTCTTACGATTGAAAAATCCATCGAAAAAAGAAATGGATTTGAATATTTTTCAGGTAAAGAAGGTATTTATGATGAAGATTCTAATTTAGCCCCAGAAGCAATTGTCTTTAGTACTTTAGATCTTACTATTGGCGGGTCTACTGGAACTGAAGTTTATATCCCAGAAGATGAAGATGAATTCTTTTTTGAATGGCTTGAGCTAGATAAAGATAATATATTCTTATTAGGTGTAAACTTATCTCTATCTCCAGAACAACCAGACCTCGATGTTGTAACCCAACAACATGTAGCTGGATCTACTCAAGACTACGTATGGTCTAATGGTCCTAAATCTTATGATACTTCTCGTTATTCTGAAAACTTTAAAAAGAAATTTATAACAGTCTGGAAACTAGAGTCTGAGAATCTTTCTCTGCAAACAATAGATTATTCTAGTGTTACTGATGAGGTAATAAATTATCTTCAATATGGATACACAACAAATACATCGCAGACTCTTGTAAAAGCTAAATCATTTGGTACGTCTGTTGTTATGTTAAATACTTTAGTTCCTGCTGGATATAAAAAGTTATACAAAACTACTTTGTCAGGTAGTCCAGTTATTAACCGTACCTTTACTAATACAGCAATTAAAATAAAAGCAAAGTCAAGTGATACAGGAGCATTTGCTGGCTATGAGCAAAGTGTTACTACAAGCGCAGATTACAAAACATTTAAACAATTTTCTAACGATAGTTCGTATGTTGGTAAAGCACAGCAAGGTGACATTATTTATATCTATGATTCTACTGGATCAACTTTAGTAGGATATTTTACAGTTAAAAATACTAAATCTAAGTTTCAATTAATTTCTTTTGATTTAGATGATATTTTAGATGAGTCCTCGACTATACCTAAAGATATTAATTCATCGACTACCTATACTATTAAAATATTGGACACACAAAAGGAACGAGGATCAGAAGAAATTCGTTACAGAACAGCTGCGTTCCCTAAATCATTAGGTTATCAAACAATACCCATTACGTTTGATACTAAGCTTATTGATTTAAACGGAGTAAATATGACCGTCAGAGCCGCTAGGTATAATCCTGAAGGTGCAGATTGGCAAGTGGAACCCGGATGTGGATGGAGTTCTGGCGAACTAACTCATAATAATGCTTTAAGTACTTTTTGGTTTTTAAACAAAGGCAAAACTAATAGAGTAGATTTATCAATACCTGTAAACGATGCAAAAATAACTATCGGTGATTTAAGAGATAAAATTGAAGGAAGCGGCGGAGACGTTACTGTTGTAATAAATAAAGATACTAACGGTCTTACACTAGTAGATTCTGGAACAGAAGAGCCAGTTCCTGTGTTAGATACATATATTACAGTAGAATCATCAGGATGTCAAAAATTTGACGATACAGCAAATAAACTAGGTTTGACTAATTACAATGGAAAAAATTTAAATCCTATTGGGTTAGGTCAAATTAGAGGAATATTTGGAGGTAGCCTTGAACATTTAGGATGGATTGGAGCAGGTCCGGGTGGTTTAAACGAATATGTTACTGATCCCCCTTGGGATTTATGGCCTAATAGAGATGCTACTGGTAATTTTGATGCATCAGAATTTGTAAAATGTATGAATCAAGGAATAGCAGTGTCATCTGGTATAGAACCTTGGGGAACTGTAACAGGCTCTGATTTCTCTATTCCCAAAGGTTCCACAAACCCAAGTTTTTCTGGTGGTAAAAACCCAGCCGCAGATTTATTATTCTTCTGTGCTTTATATGCTCACCACCAAAATTCAGAAACCAATGCAATATACAATCCTGATCAAAACACTGTGTGGCAAAACCCTATTAATATAAGTGGTGATATTTTAATAGAAGGTAGTTATCATAGCAGCCCTGATGGATTTAGTAATACAAATACAGCTGGTAAAAATTTCAAAGGAACATGGAATTATACCTATCCTAAAGATAATAGAACAGCTTTTAAAGGAAGAGAAACAGAAGTAGTACCGCCTGTTGAAGTTTCTTTAGAATGGGGAATAGGTCAATTAAATTTCAATATTATCGAAGAAGGACACGGATATTCTACTGGAAGAACTGATACAGATGGTAATCCAAGTTCCGATACTCCAGTTAAAGTTTCGTTTACAAACTTACCAAAGCTTGTTTTTCCTAACCCCGGAACAAGCGATGCTGTTTTCGCTACTCATGATGGTACAAATCCTGATAATAATCAAACATATACTTTTGAACACACTGGAAATACTAGAGTTAAAGGAAAAAATTGTTTATTTATTCCTCAAACTAGATTAAACGAAATAGGAATTACTACTCAAGAACAGATTAATAACTTTACTATCCTTCAATCTCAAGGTGATAGATCTTGGAATAATGATGTATTAGAAAAAGATTTATTTGAGATTAATTTAACAAACAGTAATGGAACAATTCCCGGTTTAGATAGACAGCCAAATATTGCATCAGCTTTTTCTGCTGTTGTTGGTGGTGGTAAATATAGCGTATTACAACCTTCAGATGATTTAGTGACTTTACAACAATTTATTGAAATTAGTACCTTAGCAGAAGCAAAAGATTTAAGTAGTTTTGTATCTACATTAGAACTTGATAACGACGATAATTCTGTTAGAGTTAAAAATGTTAAGTCGGATGCTGGCGTTGATTTAGTTTCTTCTATACTTCCCTACACAACAGATTCTGGATTTTTCTTTACTACAGAAAGCTCTTCATTATATACTGATTTATTAATGCCTTTGAGTTTTACTGATACTTTAAAAATAAAATACAACAGAAAAAAACACCAGCCTGCTGCTGATAATGTTGTTTTAAGTGGATCAACAAACCTAGATATAGGTCAATCAGTTGAAAGTTTTTCTTTATTACCTATTCCTCCTGTTAATGACGATGATTTCCTTGATTTAAACGGAGCCGAAGAATCTTTAGAGTATCTTTATGGAGAAGACACCGTTGGTGATTTCTATGGTAGGGGTAAAGTATTCTTTACAAGAGAAACTTATTTAACAAAGACATCAGGATTCTTTAGAACCGTGTCTTTTGAGGACAAAGGATCTCCTTTCTATGAACAAGTAAGAGCAGAAGCCCCTTACGGTATGTTTGACGAAAGTGTTATGCCTGTATTATTTGATTTTGCTACAGCAGATAATACTTGGAGATTTTTTAAAGCTCCCTTCAAACACAGACTAGCAGGAACACTAGCATCAAATCCGGGTCCACAAGCTTTTGTAGCTTCCGACAATCAAAGAGTAAGAAAGCCAATTAAAGATTTAACTTTTTGGCGAGATCGCATGTGGATGTGCGTAGAGGATAATGTGTTTTCATCTAAAATTGGTGACTATTATGATCTATGGTTAGCTGACCCAGACAACATTGTTGATACAGATCCAATTGATGTTAGAACCGGTCGTGGTAATTTAATTACTATTAATAACTTAGTTCCCTTCGAGGATTACATGTTTATTAGTACAATGAATGATATGCAGTTTGAGCTACTTGGTTCAGAAAACCAGATCACACCAACCACAGCAGAACTACAAGCTACTTCTTTCTATAGTACGGACCCAATATTAGAGCCTCAGCTCTTAGGATCCCAGATCTATTTCTTTGCTCCGCAGAAAATTTATTTATATTACGGATCAACATCAGCTAGTGTTAATAATGCTACAGAAGTTACTTTCCAAGCTGAAAAATACTTACCAACTTCTTTTATAGACATTGCTTCAAGCGCAATAAAAGAAATGATTGCATTAGTAGATAAAGTTAAACAAAACCATATTTACTTTTATACAAGTAGATTCTCTGGTGATAGAGTTATTCAAAACTCTTTACATAAGTGGATTACATCGTCAACAGATAAAGTAAAAAAAGTTAGATTTATTGATAATGATATGTATTCTATTGTAATGCGCCCGTTTAAAAAACCAAACGGAAACACAAGTAGCCAATACTTTATTGATAAGTTGTCTTTAATTACAGAAGATGAAAAATACCCAAGAATTGATAGAAGAGTTTCTATGGTGCCTGAAGAAAATCCCGGTGCTATAGAAACCATTGGTGTAGATACATGCGGTACAATTACAGCTTGTACTATGATTAACAACTCAACTCTAGGATATAACCCCGGAGATATTCTTACTTTTGAAGACCCTATTACAGAAAATAATACTCCCGGTACTGGCCTAGAATTAAAAGTAACAGGAGTTGATTCCACCGGGAAAATAACTGGATTTGCCGTTAGTAATGGAGGAAGTAATTATTTATTACCAAGTGATATTGGGGAAACTAATAGTGATAAAGTTAATAGACTAGTTGCAGATCCTGCCAATGCAGTTAGCGGTAATTTTGTAAGAGCGACTGCACTTCTCGCGACTGCCGCAGATATAGATAGCGGTGCTGCTGTTCCCTTTGGAGGTAGAACAGCTGCTCCCTCAGAAGCGGAAGCTGGGGGTATTATACCCCTTACAACAAACGGATTTGCTGCTTTCTATATTACAGCGGTAAATAACAAAGTTCCTCAAGGATACGGAGTAGGTAGTGTTGTTGAAAAGTCAACCGGTGGCGGCACAGGCGGTAAATTTAAAGTTACTGCTGTACAAACTCTTAATTACGGCGGAGGCAACTTCCAAGTAAACGGTATGCCTACGGCACTAGAAGTTATTGAAACAGGTAGAGGGTTTGCAAAAGGAGATACTGGGTTAACTACTACTGTCCCCGGAGGTTATTTTGCCAGCATGGGATTAGCAGGAATACCTTATGTTGTAAATTCTATTAAGACACTAAACAAACATAATACTGTATATGACTCAGGTGGCAATCAAACAACCTTTACATTACCTGTTCAAAACGATGAAATTAATAAAGCAATACTTGGTAAAAATCAAACAGATGCTGGTCAAGAATTAACAATTGTTTCTACTACCAGCCTTGCCGGTAAAAAGACAACGGTTGTTGTTAGTGGAGATCAAAGAGTAGATAATGTTATTTCATCCGAAGACTTAGGTCAAGTAGATGGGACAGTTACATCAGAGGAAGATTACTTCAAAGCTTCGGACTTGTTTATATTATCTTCGGATGACTATGGTAAATTGTTTGGTTTTAGTGAAACAGATACCGAAAAAAGAGAGAATTGGTTTGGTACTTCTTTTGATATGAATGCAACTCTCTCCGAATTAGTATTCAGAGATCAATCAAACAATGCGTTAGATGGAGTATTAAATATTAAGAATGTATCTCTTAAATTCTACAAAACTGGTAAATTTAATCTAAAAGTAGAAAGAAAACCATACAACAATAACACGGATACAGTAATAACCGACCCGTTTTATAAAGAAAGAATTAATAGTGAATCGTTTGATTCTACAAAACTCAATGTTCAAGAGAATGGCGAGTTTATGGCAAAGATAATGAGCTTTGCACCTAATGCTGTAATATCAATTACAAGCAGTTATCATGAACCTGTTAATATAGCTAACATGGAATTCAGGGGTATCTTTACTCCACGTATGTCTTCCATTAGAAACTAAGGAGAAAACATGGCTAAGAAAGTCCAGCGTCGAAGAGGAACGGCATCTGAACATGCTGTGTTTACTTCGGGCGCACACGGGGAAGTCACAGTATCGCTTCCCGATAGTCCCGTAGCATCTGCTGATAAAACAGCTGCTCCCGCAGAACTTTATGTTCACTACGGAGATAGCGCGGTAGGTGAGAGGTTTATTTCAAGAACCGCTACCGTTGATTTAATTAAAGAGTATATTGATAGACAGGTGTTTACCGCTAGAATTACTGGATATACTCCAATGCATTCAGATATCCCCGGAGGACAAGAAGAGGAACAAATTCCTAATAGGTGGATGTATCAGTGGGAAGAAGTTGCTATTCATACTCCTATTGCTCAACAAGTAGAAATGACTATTAACTTTAATATTGATGGAACTTGGACAGGCGCATCAACAGCTAGAATGGATGTAAGCTTACCATACCAAGCAATAGCGAACCCCGGTGTTAATAACGGAACTGGAACAGCTACTACCTTTACTCCTACATTAAGAGCATATCAAACAACAGTAACCAAAGGAAATACTAGCGGTACTATTACTACGGCAAATGCTGAAACCTTTAGAAATGCATATATTGCTGCGTTTAATACATTAGCTTTAAGTGCAGCTTCTTCTCAAAACCAAGCTACTGGTAGGTTACACACCGCTTCAGCAGGAAGCGCATATAACAAAGTTGTATTTACAAGAGTAATTGGTGAAACCGTAAATACGTTATCAGCCAATGCAGCCGGAAGTACATCTGGTCTTTACTCAGCTTCAGGTGCTGTTAATGGTACTCCTACAGATATTCCTAATGTATCTTTAAGTATTCAAAGTGGTGCTTATAAAGATGAACTTGCTTCAGGTAACTGGGATGGAGACGTACCAACTCTTGATGGTTTGTTTATGCAGTATGGTGTAACAAATGCATCTCCTGCTATCACAGGAACCAAGGGACGTAAATGGACAAGTGTTGATTCTAATACAGGTAAATACTACGCTCTGAATACCCTTGAGTTTAATAACTTTCATGTAGAAAACTCTACTTCTGAAACAGAGGGATATGGCGTAACTGGAGCTGGTGTATATACTACTCAGTCTAATAACCCAAACGCAACAACTCATAATGGTGCTAGTAACGAAGTAACTACCATTACAGATCCCGGTGATTCAAGTACAAGTAAAATATACTCTAAAGCTTACTACCCACCCCAGTACGGAATTGAGCCAATTGCTCCCGGTACGGTTGTAGTAATGCACGAAAGATGGACAGCCTCAAGCAGTGGAGAAGCTAATTACGCAGGTCTTATGCCTCCCGGTGGAGTCGGAGCCGCAGCAAGCTATGATGGCGTTAATGTAACCGGAGCATCACCTTCCGTAAGCGATGCTAAGTACACACCCGCTCCCCCGTTTTATTACTTTAGTGTACCCAACGTACACCAAGGCCCATGTGGTACCTAAGGAGAATAGATGACCAATACTAGTGGAAATTGTTGTTGTGATAAATATTGGAAAGCCGAACCTGTAGAGACCATCTCTAGGATTGGTGAACAAGATAGTGGATATGGTTTATACGTTCCTAAAACAAGCTATGATTCTACCACTTATGCAACAGGCCATATTTTTAGAGATCCCCATAACTATTGTTTTGGGCCTGTATTAACAGATAGAATGGTATCTGGTTTACAGCCTTTTACAGGGGTACCTAGCGATGGTATCAACTACGATAATTTTTCTAGTAACTATTCCGATAGTGACGAAAGTGGAAATAACTTTGCTAATTGCGAAGATTGTCTTCTATACCACCTTAGACATAAAAACACCAAAGACGGTACTACCGGCGGTGGTGGAAGCTATGGTCGTATGTATGCTATTGTATGTCTTTGTGATTGTAATGATTATTTTCAATTTAACCAAGATGCAAGAGGCGATTCTCCAGCTAATGCTAAGTTTAAGCGTTTTGCTTTCCCCGGATGTCAAGCAGAAGAACTTGGATATGCAGCAGATGAAGCATACCCAGACTGCCCAGATGGTGGAGTCAAGGTATCTGACATACAGTATCTAACAGATATTGGCATGAATTATGATGAGTCTTCTGCATCCAAGCAAGATGGCTTACCTACAGATATGACCCATAGATATTACTATATTGATTATACTCCTTTATTAGAAGAAGTTAAAAATAGTAATCATCCACAGTATTTAACTCCCGGTGCTTCTGTAGCCGGTGAAAGCTACAATGTTCCTGATCACACCTCACTAGGAACATCCCAGCCAAATAGTACATTAAAAACAGCAGGAGCTATTACTTTTGCTTCTGATACAACATCTAAGGCAAATGTATCTTGGACATATACAGGAACAGCTGAAGCAAGAGTTCCTTTAAATTTCTTTAGTGGTGATAATAGATCATCTATTAGATTTACTTTTAGCGCATCCACTTACGCAAGCGGAGTGACCTCTGACACGACAGTTACCTTGGTATCGACCGATGGTACGTCTAAAGTCTACAAAGCCGTTACAGGCTCTCCTACGGCTTCTAACAGAGAGTTTCAAGCCACTACTAGTGCAACCGTCACAGCAGCAAACTTTAAAACAATTGTTGAAAACGACGATCATGGACATGGTAAACTTAAGCTCCACGTTGAAGTAGATGGGGGTACCGTAACTGTTATGCAAACGGTTGCTGGAGAGGCTGGCAATAAGACTATCTCTCACCACGCTACCTTTGATGATGTAACATCTGAGAATATTCCCGATGCCTTTATAGGGGGAAGTGATGCTTCTGATAACTTCTTAGATCTTAACTCAACTACTACAAGTAAGGGTACATTCTTAATCATGGACATGGATCCAATGATTGATAATGCCGTTAACGCAGCCAGAAGAGTAAATAGATCTTTTAAGATTGTTGGCTTTACTCAGTATAAACCAGAAGTAGAATCTTCTTATCAAAGCGCATTTGGTGTCATAGATGAAATTCCTTTAGATCATATCTACGCAATGCACTTTAGAATGAACCCAACAGATTCTTCTAAGTACTACGGTTGTGAAGGAGCTATTGCCGAGGGTAATGGATCATTCTGCTGTGATACTTCCCAAAGTGCTGCTGCAAATACTTTACAATTAGGTACCGGAACAATTTTATCTGAGGTTAATGAAGACTCAGATGCTGTAAACGACAAGTGGCAGGGAAGCGATCCTTGTACTAGGAAGAGCGATAGTGCTAATGTTACTCATGGTGAAGCTGTATTAACTTCAGATGACTTTGGTAATTTCTGCGGTAATGCTAATAACCTTCCACCTACTATTGAAATTATTAGAAAGTTTGATTGCACCTCCGATACCTCGCCTTGGAGACACTTTGTGACTCTTGAGCCATATGGAGGGACACAGGGCGGAGTTAACACCACAGATCATGGTTGTAATAAAACAGATTGGGGTTTAGATACATGCACCGACGAACATGGACAAACCTATTCAAGTGAATGTGTTAAAAATGTTTCTTGTAGTCCTTGGGGTAATTATGTAGATGATCCTCATGGTAATGGAACAGATTTAAAAATTAAGTTTACCTATACCTTAGGTGCCACTAAAGATGAGTGTAGTATTTATGAACCCATTGATCTTAACTCTGTATATCCTTCTGTAAGCCCTAATGGATCCTTTATGGCTCCTAAGGAATCAGATGGAGATGTAGATCCTGCTAATACAGAACCCTATATGACTCACTATTATTTGTCGGGTATTGAGATACTAGATCAAGGTGAACACTACAACTTTGATCAAGAAGCTCATGATACCGCTTCTAAAATAACACCCAGAAATCCAATCTTGTGGATTACAGACCCATATATAAATATTAAACCAAATAACGAAAGTAATTATTTACAATTAGATAGAAGATTCCTTACAGACAGTGCTTGTACAATCTCAGATTTATTTAGCACAACAACTACAGGTTATGAACCTACCCATCAAGCGTGTCATAAAATGTCTTCTTCTATTAAAACCAGAATCCCTGAGTTCTTTGATTCATCAGATAATGATTATAAAGTAAATCTAGTTAACTTTGATAGTTTTGAAACTACAAGAGGTATATTTGCTCATTATATTTTTGGTGGTTTTGAAAACCTTAATGGATCTGTAGCGGTAGCGGCTAATTTACAAAGCTGCCCTGATGGCTGTAATGACAGGAGTATTAACATAAATCACGGTACTAATGTATCAGCTTATAGAGAAAAAGCACTTCATTGCAATAGTCAAGCTTCTGTGGGAGAAGGTAATTTATATGATCCATATGATACTGCTAGTACATTTAATGGATTAGCTGCTTACGTTGGTCCGGGTCTTCCTAAACAAGCACCTACGTTTAATACCTTACAGTTTGACTCTAGCTCTCCTTGGGTAACAGCTCAAGCAGAAGGCCATAGTTTTATGCCTGTTTTTACAATTGGAATACCTCATTCATTAAATCCTAAATATTGTAACCACCCGCATAGAAAACCAAAGACTTATATAAGAGACGGTATTGAAGTGCCTGATGTACCTACAAGTTTATGTAGCGATCCTTCAGATACATACAAAACCTGTAATGAAACGTATGCCGAAAATTCAAATGACTCTGATTGTGGGTCTGGTTTCTGCGGTCAAAGCTGTGGAGAAGAGTTTAATAATTCATTATATGAGTATTCTACTTATGTTATTCCAGCAGGAATATTTGTAAAAACTATTGATCCTTGTGGAAATGATTCAGATAATAATACTTCTAACGGAGATACAAGAGATAACAAATGTATCTTTGGATTAAGCTGGCCTATTAGAGAATCACAGGTAACTAATAATGATGAGGTAATGGAGTGGTGGGAAGGGTTTTATAGAAGCTTCTCTGTACCTGTTTCAAAATGCTATGAGTGGCCTTTATTAAACAGAAGTTGGGACGTTAATTCAGATAACTTTACAGGGGATACCTACTGTAATGGTGTATATAACGGAGCCGTTTCTATCTTCGACCAAACACAAAAAACATGCACTAATTGTAAAAAAATATTCATGGCATGTAATAACTTTGGATTAGCTAATGGAGAAAGAACCGGGCCAAATACATTAAGTGGATATTCAAGGGGAGAAGGTTGGTGTGAGGATAATGTAACAGAAGCATCTTCTGATGATAATGATTGCACCAGAAAACAACTAGCATCGTGTTCTAAACTTGTTGATTGGAATCCATTTAGCTGCACTCAATTAGACGGAAATACTTGCGTTTGCGGTAGACCTAAGTGTACAGCTTCTCCGGGAGGCCAATGCGGTGGTGACTTTAACACCGGAGGAGGTGGCGCATGTATGGGAGACTGTTGCGGTGGTGAAGCTTGTTGTCATCAAAGATCCTCTGATTGGGGTCCACCAAATGGTTATGTTTCGGGAATAAGCGAAAGATTTGAAACAAACTCAGCAGCAGATTGCTGTACAACTAAGGACTCATTCTTCTTAGATTCATTCTTTCATAAAAATGTTAATAAATATAAATTTACAAGAATATTAGGCACTGATGCAAGTGCTAGTAATATAAAGTATTGCCCGGATAAAGCTATAGATGATGCCAGTGCATCGCACCCCGGACCATGTAGAAGCTTTTTCTCTAAATACAACAGCAATGAGTTTGATAGTATGCCTAACTGGAGTACATCTCACGCATTGATTCACTTAGCTATTCTTCCTGATATCGGATGCGATGATCATACAAGTCTAGCTGATCACCTAACTTATTATAAATCGACAGGAAGTTAAAATGAAAGCCTCTAGTACTATGTCTTTTATAGACGAGGACGGACATATCCGAGAAGTTCAAACAGTAGTAAATGATGATTATACTATTAACGCTTTTTACTCTAATGAATTTGCACGTATTCAAAGAATTAAAAACAAAAATGAGGACTTAAAAGAGCGTTTAAAAATTGAACAAGAAAAAAACCAAAGAAAAGAATCTCGTGGTTTGGGAGATTGGGTTAAGAACACAATTGATAAGCTAACATACAAACAAGTAAAACCCTGTGGAGCTTGTAAGAAAAGACAAGAAATGTTAAACAAAATCAAACTTAAGGATAAATCTGAATGACAGATAGCAAAGCAAAGACGCTTCAAGAAATGCTTTTTGAAGCTTTAATTAGAGATCTAGAAGATCCTGATAAATGTAGCCCCGGTCTTTATCAAGTTGTTCGTGGAGTTGTTAACGACAACAGAGAAGATGCTGGAACAATCTCTAAAGAAAACTTAAAGGCTGTTGAAGAAACAATTTCAAAGTCAGCACCCTTTAAATTCGGGAGTTAAACAATGGATTTAGATTACTTCGGTTCTTTTTTACAAATACTTATTGGATTGGGTATTGTAGCTAATTTATGGAAAATTCAACGAGAATTAGGCGAGTTAACTACTACCTTATCTAGTCTTAAAGATATTGTACAAGATCACGAAGTAAGAATTAGAGATATGGAGAAAAACAATGCCGACAAAAAAGTTTAAGTGTGCTTGCGGGGTGACCACTAGAAAAACCGGAGCCTCTGCCACAAAAGCTTTATTTAAAAAGAAACCGGGAGGAAAAATAAATGGCCGAAAAAAAGAAAAAAGGTAGTATGAAAGGTCATACTATTAAGGGCGGTCACAAAAGGCCAACTAAAAAAGGTGCTGGCATGACCAAAAAAGGTATTGCTAAGTATAGGCGAGATAATCCCGGTAGTAAACTAAAAGGTGCCGTTACAGGAAGCCCTAAAAAAGGAAGCAAGGCGGCTAAGAGAAGAAAGTCTTATTGTGCTAGGTCTGCTGGACAAATGAAGAAATTCCCAAAAGCTGCTAAAGATCCAAACAGTCGTTTAAGACAAGCAAGAAAAAGGTGGAAATGCTGATGGCTAAGAAAAAGAAAAAAGCAAGCGATGCTTGTACTAAGAAGGTAAAATCTCGATATACTAAATGGCCCTCTGCCTATGCGTCTGGTGCTTTAGTTAAATGCCGTAAGGTAGGAGCTAAAAACTGGGGAACTGGCGGCAAGAAAAAAGGAAAGAAAAAGTAATGGCTAAGAAGAAAAGCGAAGGCTTAAAAAAATGGTTTAGTCGAAACAGCGGAAAAGGATGGGTCGATTGCAAAACAGGTAAACCCTGTGGTCGTAAGTCTGCTAAAGGCAAAAGCAAAAGACCATACCCCGCTTGTAGACCAACTAAAGCCCAGTGTAACTCAAAAGCTAAAACTAAAAAAGGTCCAAAAAGAATTTCTTGGAAAAAGAAAGGTAAATAATGGCTGAATCTAAATCAACAAGAAACTATAAGAAAAATCCTACGTCTTATAAGAAAAAACTAGAGTACGATAAAAGAAGAAATAAATTAGCGAAACAAAAAAAGTACAGAGCTAAACTCAATAAGGCTAATAGAAAAGCAGGAACTTATGGTAACGGAGATGGTTTAGATATGTCTCATACAGCAAGTGGTCGTTTAGTTAAAAAGAGAGCTTCAGCTAACCGGGGAAGTAAAACAGATAGACCCGGAGATAGACGGGCTAGAGGAAAGAAAAAATAAATGAATATTCCCCAAGAAATGCTAGATGATTTTAGAAACCACATGTGGGCTTGTTTTAAATATCTAGGACTTGGAGATCCCACTCCAGCGCAATACGCTATGGCAGACGAGCTACAAAAGGGACCAAAGGACATGCAGTTACAAGCAGGTCGTGGTTTTGGTAAGTCGGTTATTACTTCTTGTCTGGCTTCTTGGTTTCTTTTAAAAGACCCTAATAGCACCATTATGGTTGTCTCTGCTACGGGTCAAAAAGCAGTAGAGTTTATCTCTATGACAAGACGTATCTTAGATTTAGTTCCTTATTGTTCTCCCATGAAACCGGGAGAAGGAACTATTGATAATGCTTTTTCTTTTAATGTACAAAACAGAACAAAAATTGGACAGGATAGATCGTGCTATGCCCGTGGCATTACTGGACAAATTACTGGATCTCACGCAGAGTACCTAATCTTTGATGATATCGAAATTGAAGGAAACTGTGAGACTACACAAACAAGACAAAAACTACTTAATAAGGCTCTTGAAGCCGAGCAGATTAGAAATGTTGGCGGCAGGGTCATCCTTCTAGGAACCCCTCAAACTAAAGACTCAATTTATAATATCCTGAAGGAAGGATACCCTGTTGTCAAATTTCCTGCTGTAAAGCCAGATCCAGATATTTCCTCTGAGAGTGAAGATGTAGCCGAGTGGGTTATGGATTTAGATATTGAACCCGGTGAACCCACTCAACCCGAAAGGTTTAGCAAAGAGGTTTTATTAGACAGACAAGCAAAAGTTGGTCCTACTTTATTTGGTTTACATTATAAACTAGATACAAGTTTAGCTGATGCTCAAAAGTATCCCCTTAAGCTTGAGGATTTACTTGTTGTAGATTTTGATCATGAACTAGTACCAGAAAAAGTTGTATGGGGATCTAGTAATCCTAAGAAGAACGTACCGTCCTTTGGGATGTCCGGTGATAAAGTATACGAACCTATGTGGATATCGGAAAAATTTATCGAACCACAGCAGAAGTTTCTATTTGTAGACCCAAGTGGACGAGGTAAAGATGAGACAGCTTACTGTGCGGCCTCTACTAAGAATGGTTATATATTTATCCACGAACTAGGTGGTTTAGACGGAGGATATTCAGAGGCTGTTCTTACTAAGATATGTAAAATTGCGTTAGAGAATGATGTTCAAGCTATTGTTGCCGAATCAAACTATGGTGACGCTATGTTTAATAAACTTTTAATGCCTGTTATTCAACGTATATGTCCGCATATTGGAATTATGGAAAGAAAAGTAACCGGGGCAAAAGAATCTCGAATGATCAGGGCATTAGAACCTGTGATGTCTCAACATAGACTATGCTTTAACACTAAAGCAATTAAACAAAAAGAAACTCAGATTCAGATTACAAGGCTTACAGAAAGAAGAGGAGCCTTGGCTCACGATGACAGAGTTGATGTATTATCTTTAGCAGTTAATGAGTGGAAAGATAATCTCATACATGACGTTGATTCTTTAATTGAAAAAAACCAAGAGAAAGAATCCCAAAAAATAGTTGATTCTTGGATGTCTGATGATAGGGTAGGTAATTTATTTCCTGAACGTGTATCTGGTGCTTACAGGTATGTTGATAAAAGCCAATCTAAATACAAACCCATTTTAAGAAGTGGTCGCAGGAGATGATTGCAGTCACAGGAATTGGACCTCGATGTGGAACCTCTTTTGTAATGAGAGAGTTAAAGAAATATATACCTATTGTTGGTAGGAAGTTTCCTTCTTGGTCTATTAAAGAAGAGAATCCAAAAGGATATTATGAAATAGATCGTGTGATTTACTCCCAAGGAATTCCTTTTCACAAATGGAAAAATCACGGCGTTAAAGTATGGCCTCATGTATTAGTTAAAACAAAGCCAGAATACATTTCTAGAATTATTCTATTAGAAAGATTTGATACAGGTAAACAGGTTGAAAGTACAATTAGGGTAAAGAATAAAGAACTAGAAAAAGTACCTTGGATTAAAATACCTGATGAATCAGTACCGAAGTTAATAGAGGAACGAAAAGAAATGGTTGAAGATTATTTATCGTTTAATAGCGACATCCCAGTATTGCGTATATTTACTGAGGATTTAAATGATAATCTTGAAGTTATTGAAGAATTTGTATCATTATCAAAAAGGAGAAAATAATGGGTGCAGTAGTAGCCCTAGGGGCAATTGGATTAGCCGGAGGAGTTTTCTCTGGGATAATGGGATCGCAGCAAGCTAGTGCAGAAAGAAATGCACAGATATTAGCGATGCGTCATCAGAACTTAATGAGAGGACTTAAAGTCGATAGAGAGAACATGCAGAGATTAACTGCATGGGGTTCAAAACTTAAACAAGCCAAGCTATCGGCTCTTGCGTCTGGTCAAAGAGCAGGACAGAAAAAATTCTTTATTAAAGAAGCCCTTAGAAATAATGTCAGCCAACTTGGTAATCAAACTTTTAAATTAAATGAAGCTGTGATTAGTAAAGCTTCTGGTAAAGGTATTGGCCTTTCTTCAGGAACAGCCAAGGCAATTCTAAATCAAAATCTAAGAAAATCTTCAGAATCTAATGCCGCTCTTATGACTAACTTTAACAGACAAATGGCCGTAGTAGACAGTGAGCTTACTGGATCTATTAGTGCGGCACAGTTCTTAGAACCAGCTTTAGGAACTTTCAATTCTAATCCCATTAATATACCCGATAACAGTGGATCTATTCTTGCTAGTAGCATTGTTAGCGGTACTCTTGGTGGAGTATCCGCCGGGGCAGCTGCTAATTATCAACGACAAGGCAGTTTCTTTGCATAATAAGAAAGGATT